GCCTTCTTGCCGTAGTTGGCGATGTCCTTGACCAGCGAGGCCGAGCCCGCCGCGGTCACGACCAGGCCATCGTTCAGCGCGTCGTCGTCGCCGGTGACGTTGTTGTCCACCGGGAACAGGCCCAGGTCGAGCGTCGGCGAACCGGTGGACGCGAGGTCGTCCCAGGATGCCTTGGAGACGCCCAGGATGCGCGCGTTCGCCGGCACATAGCCGAGCGTGTAGGTCGAGGTCGCCGAGGCGGCGGCGGACACCTCCACCGTGCGGCTGAAGCCCTTGACGTCGCCGCCCATCCCGTGAGCCAGGATCGGATCGGCCGCGGTGGCGCCGACCGCCACCTTGTTCTCAACTGCCATTTGAATGGTCTCCTAAAGCGAAGGGCGGCCCCGAAGAGCCGCCCTTTCGCCGGTCAGGTTGTGGGGAAAACCGCTTACGAGTCGGCCGCAGCCGCCGTGTAGACGGTCACGACGCCGTTCTGCTTGCCGTTGAAGGCCAGCTTCTTGACGCCGCGGAGCTCCTCGATGGCGACGCCCGGCCGGAAGCCGTAGTCGTTCACCTCGGTCTTGCCCTTGGGCGTCTGCCCCCAGGCCACGCCGAGCGCCTGCTGGCCGCACAGGAAGTTCGGCTCGACGTCGATCCCGGCGGCGCCAACGCCCGCGATGTGCGGGATCTCCGGCACCTCGCGGTAGATGATGCCGTCGTAGATCAGGTCCCCGTCCTGGAAGAGCGGGTTCTTGTCCACGCCGTTCCCCTCACGAGCCCGCGCATCGCGGTTGGCGGCGATCATCACCGGGTCCTGCTTCAGGTCGCGGAAGGACCGCGGCCCGCAGAACATCACGTAGTACTCGCGACCGTCCTCGGTCATGTACGGCGTGATGTGCGGGTTGGCCTGGCTGGCCATCCGCTTGGCGAGGGAGCCGGTGGCCGTGGTCAGCTTGTCGTCAGTCGCGTCAAGCTTCGCCAGGTCGGCGGAGTGGTCGCCGGAGTAGTTGCCCCGGGTCTTGCCGAACAGCACGCGGTCGCGATTGGCGACCAGCCAATCGTCCTTGTTCTGCTCGGTCGCCGTCGTCCAGGACACGCCCTCGTACCGGTCGAAGACCGTGCCCGGGACGTAGCCGGCCGCGATCTCGTAGCCGCCGTTCACCAGGTCCTCGGTGATCTCCGCGTACGGGACCGTGGTGTTGCCGGTCGGGATGACCGACATCAGGCCGTAGATCAGGTCGGTGCGGAGAGCCTCGGCGCCCCACTGGCGCAGCAGCGGGCGGGCCGCGTCGAGGAGACCGATCTCGGTCTTGAACTCCTCGGACTTCGGCACGACGACGCCGTTGCGATCCCAGTCGATGGTGATCGGGCAGTTGTAGTTGCCCACCTGGGTCTCACGGCCGCGCAGGGCGGTCGAGCCGCCGACACCCTTGTTCCGAAGACGGGTGATCAGCGGGATGTTGATCGTCTTGCCGGCCTGGGTTTCCAGCTCGTGCTTGACGATGATGATGTTCGTGTCGCCCTTGCCCATGTAGGGCTTGAAGCGAGAGCCGCGCACGAACTCCTGCAGAACCTTGGACTCCCAGATCTGCTTTTCGCTTTCGGTCGCGAGAACGACTTCAGCCATTTTGCCTTACCTCATGTGAAGACTTGGTCGAACGCCGCGCTCGGCCCAACCGGGACTTGTCCCGGCTTTGCCCCGCCAGCAGCGGGGGAATGGACGATGGAGCGAGAGGGCGCCGCCGGTTGGGGGGATGCGGCCGGAGCCGCGTTCGGTTGAGCCGGCGCTTGGGCCTGGGCGGCCTTCCACGCGCGAAACTGCGACAGCTCGTCGGGCGACACGTCAGCGAACGCCTGTTCGCGTTGGTGGTCCTCGACGATCTTCGCGTAGGGGTTCCGGTGCCTGAAGACTTCCTGCTGGTACGCGGGAGACTGGGCCATCTTGCCCTTCGCCCACTCCTTGGCCGCATCGACCGCCTCATCCCCATGCTTCCCGCGCGCCATGTCCTCGGACATGTCGAGCTTGTTGCTCAGGATGAGGATCTGCGTCTGCTGCTGCTGGTACGCCTCGTACCCTTCCGGGTCCTCGAACCGATCGGGGATCTGCGGCTCGGCGGGCGCTTGGCCCGGCTGCTTCAGTTCCCGGATTTCCTTCCGCAGTTCGGCGACAACGCCGATGGGCACGTAGCCCGGCGGCGGGGTCGACGGGTCGGCGGCGGTCGCAGGCGCCGGCTCGCCAGAGGCGGGCGCGACGGGGACTGCGGTGCTCGGTTCGGTTTTCGGGGCGAACTTGCCGTCTTCACCGCGAGGTTGGGCCTCGGTGGCAGGAGCGGCAGGTTCAGCAGCCGGCGCTTCGGTCGCGACGGCGGGTTCGGCGGGCTCTTGCCCGTCGAGGAACGACAGTTCGTCAGTCATGGATACCCCTCGCCTGTCTCGTCGGCGCTCACGAAACGCCCGCTATCCCGGCGGCGGATGCGTGGGTTGACGGCCCCACGCGGCCGAAACGCCCGTTAGACCCCGGCGGCGGGTAGGCTTGACCGCATGGTGACCTTCAGGGCCTCCATCTGCGGCTTCAGCATCTCGTTGCGGGCCTTCGCGCCCGTGAGGGCAGTCTCGGCCCTGGTCTTCTCTATCTCGGCCTCGGCCCCGGCGATCTGGAGCTGCTGAGCCGGGGTCGGCTGCTGCGCCTGCTCCATTCGCGCCTTGCGGGCGTCGAGCACCTCACGCTTGCCCTGCAGGGCCGACAGCTTGAGCACGTCCTCGAACGGCACTTCCTGCGGGCCGTAGAGTTTCCCGAGTTCCATCAGGGCGGCGAACTGCTCCTGCTGGACGTTCGCGGTGTCGGGTCCGGCTTCCAGGATCAGGTCGATGTCGAGCTTCGCGAGCTCGTTCTCGACGCCCGCGACGGTCGGCTGAAGGACGACCTGGCCCGTGGCGGGGTCCAGGGCGGGCGCCGGCGGCCCCTCGATCGGCTGGTTGACGCCGATGAACTGGGGTGCCCCCTCATCGTCGGTGATCCGGATGTACTCCGGCGCGGTCATGAACTGGCGCGCCCGAAGCCACATCTGGCGGTAGATCCGCAGCTTCCAGTCCTCGATGCCGCCGATGATGACCGCGAGCTCGGTCATGCCGGCCTGCTGGCGGATCAGGCTGGCGCGTCCGGATTGGTTCTCCGCCTCCCGGCCCACCCGTGCCGGGTTCGGGGCGAACCGCTCGATCAGGTCTTGCGCTCGACCCAGCAGTTCGGCCTGGCCACGGGCCATGTCGCCCGTCTGAACCACGGTCCAGCCAGGGGGGATCACCCCATCCGGCTTGGCGGCCTCCTTCTTCGCCTCTTCGATCGTGCCGCGGCCCATGCCCGGCGCCGACTCCTGCAGTTGGCGCATCGAGACGAGCGCCAGGAGCTTCGAGGCGCGCTTGTTGATCTCCAGCTGCGGGCCGCGCATGTCGCGAGCGATACCGGAGCGGTTGTTCTCCACATCCACGTAGCAGGACTGCGCCTCGATCGGGCAGCAGGCGCGACCGTCCTCGTCCACGTACGGGCTGTCGCCGGACTCCAGCACTCCGCCGGAGTGGAACACGCACTTACGCCAAACGCCGCCCTCGCGATGGTACAGCTCGATCACCATCAGCCGGCGCTTGTCCTTGTCGGACCAGGCGAACGAGGCAACGGCGTTGCTAGGGCGGTCGTCGAAGGTGTCGCCCGCGAGGGTCGTGGTCGAGATCGCCCGCTCGATCTCGTCCTTCGACTCCGGATAGAGCTCGGCGACGACGTCGGCGAACATCCAGCGGGCGATGCCCATGAAGCTGGCGTCCGAGAAGTCCTTCCGGCGCGAGTACGGGTCGGCGAAGAACTCCTCCCACCTGATCTGGGTGATCTTGACCTTCAGCCGGTCGTTCGGGTCGCCCTCGACCAGGGCAGCACAGGTCCCGGGGACCAGATAGTCGAAGGCGCATTCGACGACGATCGCGTTCAGGTCGTTCTTGTCGGCGATGAAGCGCAGCGTCTTGGTGACGACGTCGGCGCTGTCCTCGTCCTTCGGCGTGCGGGGGAACGCCCGCGGATCGGTCGAGCTCTGCTTGACGACGCCTAGCGTGCCGTTGATCGCCAGGCGCGTCAGGTTCCAGACGTTGTCCGGCTGCTTGCGCCGCTTCAGGGTGCGCCGCTCGGCCGGCGTCCACTGCTCGGCGTGATAGAAGTTGATGTCCGTAAGCGACTGCAGCCGCGAATTGCTGGTGTCGCTCATGGCCGACTCGACCATGCGCTTCAGCTTCTGCAAGTCGGGCTGATAGCCGGACGAGGGCGCAGCCTTCACACTGTCGTCCATGCGTCCTCTTCCATTTGGCCGTGCCCGTAGTCGGTCGGGTCGCGGCGCGGTTCGGGTGCTGACCGCGGCACGATCGAGCAGTTGACGGCGAACTCGCCAAAGGCATCGGCGCCGTGGCTGTTCTCGTCGTGAAGCGGCCCCGTGAAGACGCTCAGGCTGGAGTTCCAGCGCTTGCGGTAGTTGCGCAGACGGTCGAGCCCGACCGCGCAGCGCTGTTCGTCGAACGACACGACCGGGA